TATGTCCATCCATGATCTCCAACTGGACCTACATATATAAATCCAACTGTAACTTCTGATTTAAGATTGGCTCCTAGACCGAATGCTAATCCGGGTAGAAGGAGCAAACAGGATATTATCGAGAAAAATAAGTTTCTCATTCTTGTCTCCTTTCGAGGGTGTTGAGGCGGGATCGTAAGGGCTACTCCGCCGGGTTTAATTTAATCATAATATAATATTCTATTCAACTTTTTCAGGCAAAAATTCTCTGATTACAAATCTTCTATTGTCAAGGTGTTTTTTAGCTATTTCTTCTTTAGATTGCCCATAGTATTGCACTGCATGGTGTTTTTCTATCATATAGGCATTAAGTGATTTATCTGCATATTCAGTAGTACGCCATAGTTCACCAAGTATTCTACCAAACTTACCTTTAGCGTCATACTCTTTAGTTTTTAAAACCAACCACTCGTCATCTAAAAATTTAGTAGCGAAAGCTTTTGCTGCTAACCCATATCTCTTTTCTTCTAAATCTCTTGTTCGAGATTCAGGAGTATCAATACCGTACAATCTAACTCTTTCACCTTTTAACCAAACACCGAAACCTAAATCGATGTCAATGTCCATAGTATCACCATCTATAATTTTTACTAATTTACAACGGTATTCATACATATTTTTTTCCTTTTAAATTAAAAAAGGGAGATATTAAATCTCCCCTTTTGAAGTAATTACTTCTTATTCCAAATGTGCCATAGCACCGCTATAGCTACTAGACCAACAAGGCCCTGATCACTGAAAGTTGAAACTAGTCCTAGAATGTTATCTATGACGTGGATATCTGGCCAGAAGGGAACGTTCATACCACTGAACAAAATCTCTAATACGATCCCTAAACCAATTAGGCTAACGCCAGCTTCCGCTAAACTAGATGCCCAACTTTTTATTTTTTCTAAGATTTCCATAAGAAATCCTCCTTGTTGTTAAACATAGTTATATTTATATAAGTTTAACGATTTTTTCTTTTATTTCTATTTCTACGTTTAGTAGAACCTATTTTACGTCTTCCAGAAGACGGTTTATTTTTTCTAGGATGCGGCATTAAGATAATGCACGCATTCTCTCAACTAATCTATCTGCTCTGTTTGTAACTTGTTTATACCATCTAGAATCTACCATTTCATCGGCTGCTTGATTCCAATCTTTAGCATCAACACCACGCTTCATTCCTTTAAATTTAGAAAGGCGAGGACGTCCCATATTAAACATCATATTTGCAATAATTAATTGAGCTTCTTCTGGCAAATTGTCAAAGTCTGGGTAAAGCTTGTTGCAGTCTGACATGACCGTTTCGATATCTTTGCTGAAGGCTTCATTGCATCGATCTTTCTCAACGGGAGTTCCGACTGGTTCACCAAACTCTGGGTCACTTTTGGTGACCAAATGACCAATCCCAAAAGTAGGCAAGCCAAGATGATCCAAGTAAATTTCATATTTTACTCCCTCATCTATTTCTAATTCTTTTCTCAGTTTTTCTATATTCATAATATTCTCCAGTAATAGCGAGAGTGTTTCCCGCTATTACTATATATAAGTTTTATCGGGTAACGATTTTACCTTTACTCTTATCCAAATTGTTTAAAGAATATTCTAGGTATGCTAGACTTTCTCTTCTATATTCGCTTTGTTTAAGAGACTTGGCGATTTCTCGTTGAGCCCTATACATTTGACCTTCTTGCAGTTTTCGCACTATAAGACTAAGTGCACCATAGCTACTACTTAAGAAAAATAGTATGCTACCCAGCAAGAAATTCCGATTTCGTTTTGTCATTGGTTACCCCTTTAGATGTTATTTTTATCTGTTGGGGACGCTTTTCTTTTGGTAGAACTACTTCAATACTGACAGTAAGAATTCCATCCGTTAGATCCGCTCCACTGACTTCGGCGTACTCTGACAACCTAAACGATTTCATAAATTTTCGACCAGAGATTCCTTTGTGAACATATAAATCTTGATCACGTCTAGGACCTCTTTCACCTTTAATAGTTAGCACGTGTTCTTTTAATTCAATCGAAATATCTTCTTGTTTGAATCCTGCAATCGCAAGTTCAATATCATATTTCGTATCTTCATATTTCACTACGTTATGTGGTGGGTAAGTGTCTTTAGCGTGATTTGTTATACTTTCGAGTTCATCGAAAATGTGGTCGAAACCTAAAAAAGCGTTCCTTGGGAACATAAAAGTACCAGTCATATTTCCTCCTATTGACTTAGCAAGGTTAAAAATTAGGACCCATTATATGGCATCCTATATACTATATATACTACTTGTTTCCTATATTATACTTAGGGCACAATTCCCATTCATTTTTTTCTTTAAATGATATAATTTTTATTTGTCTCATTGGAGCCATTGGTGTCATTTTACTTTTGTCTTGAATCGTAATTAGACCCCAGTCACTCATTAATTGAGCAATTGTATTTCTTCTTGATACATCGTTTTCTTCAAGATTAGATTTCTTTCCATCAAGTAGAAAGAGCTCTTTAAAATGCACGATGAAATATCGACCTTGTTTATGCAATATATGACAAGATTGATATAATTTATTGTCTTTTCTGGAAGCTACACCAATACGTGTTAAAGTTTCGCGTACTTTAAGAAAATCGTCTGGTTCGTTTAATACTACTTCTAGCATTGAAGTAGGAGACCATTCTACAGTTTTATTTTCTTCCACCTTTATTCACCTTTTTCTCTAATATTTTTATTTGTTCAGGTGAGAGAAGAGCCAAAGCTTGACGAGCTTTTTGATTACTATAACCATAATATTCTTTGACCACTTCAACATCACTTTCAGTTTTATATTTTAACCATTTAGAAAATCTTTTTCTTTTTCTAACTATATTTATAAGAAAGTCGAATTGTAAACGTTTATCAATATTATGATTAATATTCATTTCATTAGCCATTGCAATAGTATCGTTAAAGTAGGATAAACTCCTATTAACCATAAATGGATTATAAGCCTTTTCAGTAATGTCATCTATCATTATATTTTTTTTAGTATAATTGATAGCACTTATGTATTCAAAAGGTTTCATTATTTAAACTCTACATTAGCCATTATTTCTGTCAGACATGCCACTACATTAAGTTCATGGTCTGCAGCAAATGCATTTTTATATTGGTAATCTGCTAAAATCAAAACTAGTTGAGGTATGGATTGTGAACTAACCTTATCAGCCATTCTATCATATACACCTCTAAAGATAGCTGCAGCATCTACATCGATGTTATTAACTACCCAAGATCTCATTTTCTTAAAATCTTTATCTTTTAAATTTACGAATAAATCACTATAAACATCAGAACTAACATTGATACTATTACTAAAGCTAAATATACCGCCGTACGAAAGTTTCTGTAATTCATTAATTATTCTTCTCCAATCCGGAGCATGTTTCATAATTAATTCAACTAAACTTTTATCGTCATATTTCACTTGCTCCTTGTTTAATATATTTATTAATCTTTTCATAAAAAATTCAGCTAAAGTAACTAACTCTTTTTTATTAGAATTAAATTCATATACACTGCACCTAGAGTGCAAAGGTTCTATTATACGATTTTTAAAATTACATGTAAGAATAAATCTACAATTTTTGGAAAACTCTTCTATGAAACCTCTAAGCGCAGGCTGTGTAGACTGCGCATTTAGGTAATCAGCTTCATCTAGTATAACAACTTTATAACCACCTTGTAAAGATACAGATGATGCAAATTGTTTTATCTTAGTTCGTAATGTATCAATATTACCATCTTCAGAAGCATTAATAATAATGTAATCTAAATTTAGTTGTTTACAGAGAGCTTTAGCTACTGTAGTTTTTCCTGTACCTGCGGTACCAGTAAATAACATGTTTGGTAACTTACCAGACTCTGCAATAAGTTCAAAAGGTTTTTTTAACCTTTCTGGTAGTATAACATCTTCTATAGTTTGTGGTCGATATTTCTCAACCCATAAAAAGTCAACAGACATAAATGTCCTTTCATAATATAATTTAAAATAAGATTAAGAAGATTGTTGTTGTAAAGATTCATAAAGTTGAACTAAAGAAATACATTGGTCTCTTAATTGGCCAATTGTAGTAAGTTCTTCACCTTTAAACCCTCCTCTTTGTGTAACTGCATCAATAACAGCAATAGTACTGCGTGATGATCTATTTGCTAATTCAACAATCTCTTGCTCTGGTGTTTTTTCAACTGGTTGAGCAACTTCAGTTTCTGGTTTATTTTTATCTGCCATATTATACTCCATAAGTTTTAAAAAAGGCTATGTAAATTAATAATGCTATGATAAGTAACTTACCATAATCTAAATCCCAAGAAGTACCTTCACCGATACTCTCAAGAAAATCAAAAAAACTATCTTTTATTTTTTTCATAATCATTACTCAAAAGTTGACGTTTTTTCTAAAGCTATCCAATATTGAACATTTAAATCTTTATGTTTAAAATTAGAAATAAGTTTAGATGATATAGTAACATCATAATCACCTGGTATAATTTTCATGTTAGATATATTCATAATAAAGTTAAAATTTGATGAAGATGCTTTACCAGGCACATCTATTGAAAATTTATTAGATGTGGCATTTTGGCTATCTGCAACCGATAATGTTAAAAGATCCTGTGTTCCGCTAATACTCATTTCACTATGACCGAATGCATTAGTAGCATTTTTAATCTTCTTAAAGGTTTCATTTTCTAAAACAAATGATACATCAGATGTTGGCATTACAATATCTTTTTCTGGATATGTTAATGTTTCTTTTGAAGAATAAAAATATTTAATTTTTAATCTGCCAGAAGAATCTTTAAGTAATACATTATCATCTTCAAATTTAATGTTAGGACTTGGATTCACAATAGCTATAGCTCTTAAGAATTCATTTAAATCATATATACCAAATTCTCTAGGTATATCTTCACTTATATTTGCTGAAGCTAAAACATTTCTTGCTTCAGACATGGTTTTTATAGTGCTGCCTTCAGTAAAAAGCATATTTTGATTTATGCCCGCAAAATTTGTTAGTAACGCTTCCGTTTCTACACTCAATTCCATATTATATTATCCTTTTAATTATGGTTACATATTTTA